ATTGATTTCTGATACTATGTGAATCTTACAGTGCCCTCTTTGTTTGACACATAGGGGGCACATGTGCTATACTTACAGTGTTGTGAATTCGACAGTATTATGGCGGATTTATGATGGCGAAACGCGGAGCGTAGCGTACCCCTAAGGTAAGGTAAGGTTAATATAAAGGACCCCCCCTTCCTTAAAACGTTCTACTACCCTAACCTACAAAAGTGTGTACCCGTGAGTTCTATATAAAGCGACGATGTAAAAAAAAGTTATGATAAAATTTTCCCCAGAAAAAATTGGGACCAATAAAGTTTTTCACATATATCTAAAGAGTGATTGTGTAATGCATAATCTATCTGAGGATAAATTCAAAGAGAGTTGGGAGATCCTCAATACGATAGTTGGTTTTATGAAGACTGATTATAGTATTGAGGATTTAACATATGAGGCAGTAGAAGAAACCGCCCATGGAGCAGAGGAAAGTTCGTATTGACTTTCTCTACATAATACGTTAAAATACAGATTGAAATGGAGTGATTTAATTCCGATGGCAAAAGGATTTACAGTGAAGGCAAAGACGCCTGTGAAAGCATCAGAGGATTCCAAGGAAGAATGGGATTATGATGCAATCAAGGCAAGAATGAAAGGTAAGACGATTGTATTCTGTTTACCAGGGAGGGGATGTTCATATACGTTTATGAAGAACTTTGTTCAACTATGTTTTGACTTAGTACAGAACGGGATGAGCATTCAGATTTCACAGGACTATAGTTCTATGGTGAACTTTGCCCGATGTAAGTGTTTAGGCGCGAATGTATTGCGAGGTCCTAGTCAGATTCCATGGGATGGAAAGTTACAGTATGATTATCAGTTATGGATTGATAGTGATATTGTGTTTACCTCAGAGAAGTTCTGGCAGTTATGCGATATGGCAATTACTGAAGACGGCACAGAACGAGAGATTGTATCTGGGTGGTATTCTACAGAGGATGGTCGCACGACATCAGTAGCACACTGGTTAGATGAGGATGACTTCCGAAACAATGGAGGAGTTATGAATCATGAGATGGTTGATGGCATACAAAAACGGCGGAAACCCTTTACTGTAGATTATACAGGATTCGGATGGGTAATGATTAAGCACGGTGTCTTTGAGAGTCCAAAGATGACATATCCATGGTTTGCTCCTAAGATGCAGGTCTTTGAATCTGGTGCTGTACAAGATATGTGTGGAGAGGATGTCTCATTTTGTTTAGATGCTATTGAGGCAGGATTTAAGATTTGGTGTGATCCAAGGATTCGTGTGGGTCACGAAAAAATGCGGGTAATCTAAGAGTTATCATGGCAAATCAATTTCAAGTTGATCGTTCAGAAGAGTTTGCTTCAAAGATGACACTTATTACTGAAGTATCCAGTGATAAGTATTTGAAGCAACACCAAAGAAACCAAGAGGTAAAGAGAACCTTAGAATCACTTTATACTGATAGGAGCATTTAAGTTATGGCAAAGATTAGAAAGTCTCTATTGGGACAAACAATGATTGAGTCTCAACCTAAGAGGACTCGACAAGGAGCAGGAAAGCATACAAAGTATGCTGCTACGAGTCGTAATGGAAAACCAAAGCGTTATCGTGGTCAAGGGCGATAATATTACAAAGAGACCTTCGGGTCTCTTTTTTTGTCTAGATACATATGTGTAACATTAGAGTATGCTATGGCTTGTTTGATTACTAATCTACCGTCAGTAGAAGTATGGGTTCGTAAAGAATACTTAACTGATCATACGAGTGGATGGGGAGAATATGTAAAAGGTGTTTGGGTATCATGTAAAAGTATACCTGGTCGTGCATTTTATTTTGAGACTTATCTACCAGAATATGGTGCGATGTATGATAAGTTACCAATTAGTGCATTCTTATCGCAACCAAAAAAACCCGACCCCGACATGAATCTACAGAACTTACAGTTTTGGAACTGTATGGATTATGGTGTTGTAGCGATTCAAAAGCAGTTCATAGGGTCTATGGACTATGAACTGTATACAAGGGATCACGGGACCGTTAAGGGTACATACGTGTGTACTTTAGATAACTATCATCAGGACCCTGATATAGTTGATTATGCAACCAGTGAGAATCCAGCAGAGCATAAGTCTCATAATCTAATACAACTAGCAAATGGACAATATGCTTTGTATCCTAATAATAGAATGAGAATATATGATAATAGTCTTACACCAGCAGAACCAAAGAAACCTGACTTTAAAGTCTCTACTGAATACTATCAGGTTGAAAATGGTTATGACCGTATGGGACTAGGAGATCAGGAGTCATACTTCTGGAAAACACAACAAGACATTAAGAGAGGAAACAACGATGCCTGAGAATAACTTTTTAAGGGAGATTGCAAATGATGAACAGACTCCTAGACAACTTAAGAAAATTAATGAAGACGGACTTTTTGAAACAACTAATTGTTCTGACCCTGATCATCAGTGTACTTGTGGTTCTAAACCAGTAACATTAACTGAGGATTAAGCGTCTAAATAAGGTAGAATTCTTGTATTATTTTGCCAGTCCAAAGGAACAGTAAAGCATTTAAAGATTTAAGTGCGTCATTTAAAATCAATCCTCTTAAAATGGATTTGATTGAACTGACGAATGAGAATGCTATTGCTCGTTCTATTCGTAACTTGCTTCTTACAATACCTGGTGAAAAACCATTTAACCCTGCTTTAGGATCAAACATAAGCAATCTACTCTTTGGGCAGATTGATTCACGTACAGCATCAGCAATTCAAACTGAAATTGTAGATACTATTGAGTTGTTTGAACCAAGAGTAAAACTCATTGATGTCAAAGTCAAAGCAGATCCTGATAAGTATCGTTTTGATTGTAAGATACAATATATCATTGTTGGTATAGATGTACCAGCACAAGAACTCTCCGTTGCATTAGAACCCACTAGGTAAAATGCCCTTAGTAAATTTCAGCAATCTAGATTTTGAACAGATAAAGGTTTCCATAAAGGATTACCTCCGTGCAAACTCTAACTTCACCGATTATGATTTTGAGGGGTCAAACCTCTCAACAGTTATTGATGCGTTAGCATATAACACATATATTACTTCATACAATGCCAATATGGTAACGAATGAAGTATTCATTGATAGTGCAACACTACGAGAGAATGTAGTGTCACTAGCAAGAAATATAGGATATGTGCCTAGATCTCGTACTTCATCAAGAGCAGTTATTTCCTTTGAAGTTGATGTATCCGGTACAACAGCATCAAGTGTAACTTTAAAAAAGGGTCTTGTTGCAATAACATCTCAAAGATTTGGTTCGCAAGATTATACTTTCTCAATTCCGAAAGATATTGTAAAAACTGTTGATTCAGATGGTATAGCACGTTTTTATGATATCACAATATACGAAGGAACTTTTGTTGAGACACAGTTTCCAATAAGTTCTAGAACTCCTAATCAAAAAATCATATTACCAAATACAGGAATAGACACGTCATTGATGACTGTAGAGGTCCTAGAATCGTCTACATCAAACATTAAAACCACTTACACCCAATATAGTGGATTGATTGATATTAAGTCAGATTCTCGTGTTTACTTCTTACAAGAGATACCAAACGAAAAATATGAACTTCTATTTGGTGATGGTATATTTGGTAAAAAATTAGAAGAACCAAATGTTGTAAAAGTTGGATATATGGTATCTGCAGGTGCTGCAGCAAATGGAATTGATTCATTCACTTTCAGTGGAGAGTTATTAGAAAATAATGGAACTCCTATTACAACTGCTATTACAGCATTAGTTGCTGATGGGTCATCACAACTTGGTGCTCAAATAGAATCTGTGGATTCAATCAAAAGATATGCCCCACAAATCTATGCATCTCAGAATCGTGCTGTGACAGCATCAGACTATGAGGCATTGATTCCTAACATATATCCTGAAGCAGAGTCTGTATCAGCATATGGTGGAGAAGATTTAAGTCCTCCACAATATGGAAAAGTATTTGTTAGTATTAAACCTGTCAATGGAGTCTTTTTATCTACTTGTCTAAAAGATTTTCTACTTGAAAAAATAAATCGCTATAAAGTTGCTGGCATTCAAGTTCAGTTAATTGATTTAAACTATCTTTATATTGAAACTGATTCAAATGTATATTATAATACAAATAAGGCACAAAGTGGAAGTGTAGTTAAGGCAGATGTTCTATCATCGATCACTGAATATACATCTTCCTCTGCATTGAATAAGTTTGGAGCAAGATTTAAGTATAGTAAGTATCAAACTTTAATTGATAATAGTAATATTGCTGCAACTTCTAACATTACAAATGTCCAGATAAGAAGAGACTTAGAACCTGTTATTAATAAGTTTGGTCAGTATGAATTATGTTATGGTAATAGATTCCAAGTTAAGAACTCTTCCACAGATAAATGTGGTACAAATCTATCTGATGCTGAGAACAAAGGATTTAATATAAGATCATCAGGTTTCAAAATCAGTGGAATCTCTGATACATTATATCTTGGAGACATTCCAAATATGGGATTAAAGACTGGTAAACTATTTTTCTTTAAGTTGATATCACCAAAACAAGCAATAATTGTAAAACAGAATGTTGGTATTGTAGATTACATTCATGGTGAGATTAAGTTGAATCCAATAAAGTTTGTTTCGACGAGCATTGTTAGAAATAAAGTTCCTATTATTGAAGTATCTGCTATTCCTTATTCAAATGATGTTATTGGTCTTCAAGATCTATATCTACAATTAGACCTTAATTATACTACGGTAAATAGTGTTGTAGATAAGATAGATTCTGGTGATGATATCTCTGGAAGCAATTACATTGTAAGTCCAAGTTATGATGGAAATGAGTTAGTACGCGGCACCCCCCAACTTATATCAACAGAAACTTCATCTGCTCCATCTGCTTCAACCACATCCTCCTCTACTTCAAACACAAGTTCTACGACATTGGTAAATTCCAATAGAGTCGCACAATCTACTTTCAATAATACCCAATCAACTTCTGGCTACTAATAAGAAATGGCAATCGATAGAGTCAATATTCAAGATATCATCGCATCTCAGGTCCCTGCATATGTGAGAGATGATTTCCCGCTGCTTGTTGAATTTTTAAAACAGTATTATCTTTCAGTAGAGTTTCAGAGTGGAACATACGATCTTATTAAAAATATTGATAAGTATGTTAAAGTAGATGAACTTTATGCGTTAGTAGATTCTACTGTTCTTCAATCTGATATTGATCCAGTTGATAACTCTATCCCTACTGACATTGATGGAAATTTTACAGAAGGATTTCCAAAAAGAAACGGATTGCTTTTAATTGATGATGAAATAATTTCATACACCCATAAGACAGATACGTCATTTGAGGGGTGTGTACGGGGTTTCAGTGGCGTTACAAGTTACTCTGAGACCAATACCCCAGATGAACTAGTATTTAAAGAAACATTAGCAGAATATCACACCAAAGACACTGTAGTTTATAATTTAAGTATTCGTTTTCTAAAAGAGTTTTTTAGAAAACTTAAAAACCAAATCATTCCTGGTTTTGAAGATAGAGCAATAGTTAGCGATCTCAATCAAAGAAACTTTATCTTTGGATCTAAATCTTTCTATGATTCAAAAGGTACAGATGATTCAATTGAGATTCTTTTCAGAGCATTATACGGAAAGGATTCTTCAGTTGTAAGACCAAGTGAATACTTGTTTAAACCATCTGATGCAGATTATAGAGTCACCATTGATATGGTGGTTGAGAAAAATATCGGAGATCCTTTAGATTTAAAGGGGCGCACAATATATCAAGATTCTACAAAAGCAAGAGGATCTGTTTGCAACGTAGAAAAGTTAAATTGGGACTATGCTTCGTCAGGTATTGCTAAAGAAGCATTTAATACCAAAAGCGAATATTATCAAGTTTCTATTGATTATGGATATCAAAGAGATATTGATGTAAATGGAACAGTTTATAGCACATTTGAACCAGCAGCAAAAACTCAACTAGTAAACACCGCAGGTATTGGTGCCACTATTATTGATGTTGACTCAACTGTAAGTTTTGGTAGCACTGGAGAAATTGTCCTGAAGGATAATGATTATAACGATGTAGTTGTTCAATACACTTCAAAATCAATTAACCAATTTATTGGAATAACAACTTTAACCACTGAAATTCCAAATACATCTAACGTAGTAGAAAACGATTTTGCTTACAGTTACACTGAACTAGGAACAGATAGTATTATAAATGTTCGTATTACTGGAGCCCTTAAAGATTTTAATGTATTTGACGATACCTTTTCTTTGAACTCTAACGATAGTATAAATGTTAAAACATTAGGATATCCTTCATCTAATTTTAAAGAGAACAACTGGTTCTTCAATGTAAAAACAAACTGGAATGTTAAAGAAATTATTCTTATAGATCAAAGTGAATCTATTTACAAAGTAGAATTAAACTCTGATCATTATTTCTACATTGGATATAAGATAAGACTCACTGGTTCAAATGGGGTTGTACGAGAGGGTTCTATCACGTCAATCAATACCAATAAAGGATTCACTGTTAAGTTATCATCAAGCATACCAGCATCTGAACTTTCATTAAGGTATGAATTAAAAAATATTATTTTGAAGGGATTATCTAATGATTATCCAATTATTCAAAAGTATTACTCCAATATTCAAAATGTGTATACCAAGTTCAATGGCGACTTGTTGATTGCTAGTAATTCTATTCCATCATATCTTGAAACAGT